ACAGGTTTATCTGTTTGCAAATTACGTGGGTCTACGTGCATTGTTAGTGGAGGGAATACAATTGCATCTATAAATGCCCAGTAGTACATAAGTCCTCCTCCAAGGATAATAATCCAAAGGTTTGTTACCAAAAATATATCCCCTGCTTTTTCTTTAAGGTTTTTCATATAAGCGTCAGTTTTATCAGTGCACCAAGGAAGGCAATCCCCACAGCACCCACCATATAGAAGACAATCTTTTCTACTATCTTCTTTGCATACCTAGTATCGGCAGCTTCACGCTCCTGCTTGTGGGTTTTCTCGATATGCAGTTCTATTTTTGGGTCAATGTCCATATTACGTTACGGTTCGTCTTTCTGTATAAGTTATCATAATATTTTTAAAATATATCCATAAGCCTAGAAAATCATCACCCTAGGAGTAAAGGTTGCTGCTACTGTTCCGCTTACCCTAAAGTTTTTATCTCTACCTGTGGTTTCAACCCACGAACCAGTGTTCTTTGTCCATCTTGCACCATATGAATAAGTGGGACTTGTGGTGTCACTAGACCATCTTACTTCGTCTACATCTGAACCAGTAACAGGGCGTATAATCAAATAGTACTGAGTTCCTGCTACTAGGGAAAATGGGGTTGTAAATACTATCTCTTCCCAGTGAGGAGAGCCGTCATAAACTGTTAAGGTGCTCGTGTTAAATGTTTCTGTTTTTACTAGGGTAGAATCAGGGGCTGCCCCACTATAAACCTCAGCGGCAAAAGTACCTGTAGCCCCATTTCCGCGACTACCGTAGATACTAACACTTGTGCAAGTACTGTTTGACGGAACCTGAAAAGCTTGGGCAACAGCCTTGCTTGTGACTAAACCGATGTTCTCAAAATCATTATTTGACCCCTCGTAATTTGTTAATACTGCCATATTATTCTCTTATTCCGATATAAACGGTTAATCCCTTTGCGGCAGTTGTATGAATCGAGTCTATATCAATAGTGACTATATCTCCCACAGCAAGTGCAGTAGTTGTAAGGTCTGGAGGTGTTGCAGCTGTTGTCGTTGTCTTTTCAGTACTATCGAAGTTTAGCTTATTAGTAGTCATGCTTGTTGTACCGTTGATACTTACATCAACAACCATTGTCCCAGTTGTTCCTGCTGTACTGTTTGTTGCGTAGATGTAGAATGGTGTTGTGTCGCTCTGTAGTATCGTCCCTGCAATAGGAGAAACCCAGTCCCCTCCAACATTGGAAAGTACTGAACAATCTGTTAGAGGTGCAACCACCTCAAACGCTAGCCACCGTATATTCCTCTTAGAAGCTACAAACTGGTCTACAGGCATTGCTCGTGTTGAGTCTGTACCTGTGTCAATCTCTGCTGTTGTGGCTAGTTCTACTTTTCCAGCAAGTGTTGTCGAAGCAATAGCACCAAGTTGAGTATCAGTACCAGCGTCATTTGTAAACCAAAGTTCATTTGGAGTTGCTGTCTTTACCCAAACCTGTCCGTATGCTGCGGTATCAGAGTTTGCTGAGGCTTGCTCTTTAAGAGATATTGAGTTCTCTACAGTAAGGAGTTGGTTAGGAGTCGCTGTACCAATCCCTACGTTTCCAGTATCTCCTTCTACAACAAGTTTATCAGTACCGACAGTGAAGTCGTCTCCAGCAGAAGAACCAAGTGCAATATCAAGTACACCTCCTGTTGCAGAAGTTATAGCTCGTGAGGCGTATGTTGTACTTCCTGTTATTAAGGAGTTAGCAGTAAGGACCCCTGAGTCATCGAGAGTCGCTACAGAGTTCTGAATTATCTTCCCAGTTGTACTATCAAAACGTGCTAGTGCATTATCTGTAGAACTACCTGGTCCTACAACATCTCCAGTACCTTTTGCATCAAGCTGCGTTTGGATGGCAGATGTTACGCCTTTTACGTAAGTAAGCTCTGTGAGGGAAGGGTATGTGGATACAGAAGCGGATACAAGGTTCTTTGAAGCATCTGTTATAACAATTTCTGAGGCTGTAAGTGTTGGTATTAAAAGTGTTCCTGTATCTGAGATAGTAGGAGCACCTGAAGTATAATCCTGTATAAGTTTTCCTGTAGTTCCATCAAAACGGACAATAGCGTCATTTGTAGAAGAAGCTGGTCCTACAACATCGCCAGAACCACTTGCACTATTAACAAGAACACGACCAGTTGCCTCGTCAATCTGTCCTGCCATTAACTGCCCTCTTACTTCTCCGTCAATTTGAAAGAGTGCTGCTGGGATAAAGTTTCCGTCTCTTGGTGCGTTTTCTGCCATAGTAGTTTTATTAAGTTAAACCATTGTTATTGTTAAACAGCAAATAGTGTGTGCAGTATCATGCTTCATCTATTAGTAATTCCCCATCTGCGTTTGCAACTGCTGGGTATGTTAAACCGTCAGTTCCCTGAAAAATCCAACAATCTACATAGTTTTCGTCTTTTGGGTCTATTGGCTTCATTGTGAACGAAATAGTGTCAGTTTCATTTACGCAAATGCCATTGTTGCTCAGACTTAAACAAATTGACACAAGATTAGTACCTTGAATAGTATCTGTATTAAGACAAGCTAGTTTTGCAGGTATGAAGTTTTCATCTCGTGGTGTTTGCATACTAATCGTCTACTAATATTAAGTCGTAATCTACTGAAACTGCACCTCCTGTTACCAGTAGACTGCCCGTATCATCTACAAAAAGATTGCGTATTTCACCAGACGAATTAACAGCTCCGTTTACGTTTCTTGAGTTTTCATCTAATTTTAATGTTTCGTCTGCCATATTCTTGTAGTTAATTACTCATTTCCAATACAGTATATCTAGGAGATGTTCCTGCAATAGATATTTCGCCACAATATATTGTTGCGACATCTTGTATCACATATCCACCCGTCCCATCGTCCTGTACTGAACTTCCTTTAAGAACAATATGAAATACTGTTGTACTGGCACTTGCTCCAAGTCTCACAAAAAGAGGGTTTGTTCCTAGATTCTGAATAGACCATTGTGTTCTACGTGGGTTTGCTACTAAAGCAACCGCAGTATCTAGTATTGCAGGTGTATTTGTGGCGTTTGTGCTCTGAAATATTGTTCCTGATGCGTCCATATTACTACTTATTATTTTTAATCTTCTTGTCTAACATAGCCTTTCTATCAGCCAGTTTCCTCCACTCTTTCTCTAGTGAGTCTTTTTCCTTTGAGAGTTTTAGATATACGTTTTCTATATCTTCTTCTTTCTCTTTTATTTTGCCCTCTCTAAAGGAAAGTTTCTCGTTTGTAGACTTCTCTAGCGTTGCGACTTCTTCTCGTACTGTATTTGCTTCGGCAAGCATCTTCTTTGTCTGTACGGACTCTTCTTTAGTGTCATCAGCAAGTTGATTTGCAAGCTTCTTTAGTCTCTCTATTTTCTCTTCTTTATCTATAAGAGATTTCTCTCGTGTATTTAACTCTTTTTCTTTTGCCTCAAGGAGATTTTCCCTATTAGAGATACTTTTTTCAATACTTACAAGTTCTTCTTTCTTAGAAACAAGGGTTGTTATTTCTTCTATTAAAGGTTTCAAAGCGTCCTCTTTTCTTTCCTCTAATTCTGCAACCTCTCCTAGTAAAGTATCGCGTCTATCAGACTCTTGTGCAATTTCTTTGTGTATCTCTTTTATGGTGTTCTCCCTAAATAACCTTAAAGAAACCTCCTCTTGCGATAAGGTTTCCCGAAGACTATCTATCCTCTTAGCTACTTTTACCCCCTCGTCAATATGTTGTTTTTGCTCGCTTTGCTTAGCGATATCAACATCTTTTTTAGAGAGGAGTTTCATATTAGGATTCTAGGGCTTTTTGCTTTAGAGACTTTTTACTGTCAATAGCCTGTGTATTTAGTTCACCGTCATCATTCTTTGAGAGTTTGTCTTCAAGCTTGTCTTTTGGTGCTTCTTCAACCTTTGCCTTTGAGATTGGTAGAGGTGTCAGACACTTCTGAATAAATGGTGCAAGCTGGTCAATGTTGTATGTCCCAGCCTGTTGGATTGAGTTAAGGCGTGCAGAACCATCTGTATTCCGTTCCTGTGCCATAAGTGGGGCGTAGTCTTTACTCTTAAAGAACTCGCGCTGTCCCAAGTCTTTAGCAAACTTCTTTCGGATATTCTGTATCTCGATAGGTGAGCTTTCAGGCATAATCATTGGAGATGTACTCTGTGCTGGAAAGATATAGTTCTTCCCTCCCCATACTCCGATGAAGTCCTCATCGCTCCAGTTAGTGAAGTTAAATACTCCGTTAAAGTCTTCTGGTAGTACTGTTTCGTACTTCAGTAAGTCAGTTGTCTTCAGTTCTTCATTGTTTTCATTCATACTTTTTTCAAGTTAATTGCCTCTTTTTCAGAGGTGAGCATTAAAGACGCTCATCACCGCCACCGATAATTCGGTAGCAAAGTGAGTGTCCTTAGACGTTGATGAATACTGCTCGGTACTCGGCAGATACTCCAGCTTGGATAGCATTTCCGACTACACCTCCAGTAAGCACGTTTGTTGCGTAAGGCACATCTGCAACAGCTCCAGCAGTGGCAGCAGACCATGAAATGGCTGTACCAGCTACGGGTGCGGTTGAGTCTGAAAGAGCAGATACGATTCCCTTTGAAACAAGGAATCCGTACGCACTAGCAGCGATTGGATATAGTCCAACTCCAGCAGCTACGTTTGTAGCAGTTGTAGGAAAGATAACAATATCGTTTCCGTGAGCTGGGATAAGGCTAATCTGTGAATCTGTGTCTAGTGCAGTGTTAGGTCCGTCCTCAAGTGTAAATACACATGAGGCAGAACCATCAGCAGCAGGGTGTGAGGCAATACGTAGTGTCTGCCCTTCTCCTGTTACATCGTTTACTACTACGAATCCTCCTCGGTACTGGTTTGCTGTTACAGCAGTAGCACCAAGTGTAGCTGTTACTTTAGCAGGAACGTTTCCGTTATTGCTGTATGCCTGAAAGGCAGTAACAGTAAGGTTTTCGTGGTTAGCAACGATTGCAGCATCCTGATAAAGCTTTCCAGCAGCAACTGTTGTTGCTGAAGAAGCCTTTGCAAGAACTACTTCTCGTCCGTCAGACAAGTCCCATCGAGAACCCACTAGGGTCTCAAGAGATGAATCAGTAGAAGACTGGAACGCACCATTTGCTTGAAGCGCAAGTGGTCCAGTTGCTCCTTTTTGAGTTATACGTGACATTTTTGTTTAGTTTTAATTTTTAATAGTTAAGCGGCTACTGACTTAATAACTGCGAAGTTAATAAGTACAGCATCACTTGCTGCAGAACCTGACATATTCGCAATGGTAATGTCGAATGAACCAGCAGCTACAGTCGTAACGTGTGCAAGATACTCACCAGATGTTCCACCTGATTGAATACTTAGAACAATTACATCTGTGATAGAAACCTTGCTGTTAGTTACTGTAAAAGTAGCTTCAGCAGCAGCACCAAGCTCATCAGCAGCACTGGTAATAGTTCCAGCGACTGTGTTGAGTGTTACTCCTGTGGTCTTATTAGTGGCTTGTGTGACCGCCCCTCCTGCGCCTGTACCGTATCCAAAAGCTGATGCTCCTGAAACAGTTACTGCGCCTGAAAGGTTCACATCTTCCTGAGTATTTAGTCCGTTTTCACGGATACCTGGAAGCAAGTCTTCAATGTAAATCATGACATTGAGTTAGTTAGCTGGTAATTAGATTCCTGTTACTCCTGTGAGTACACCTGAACGGAATGGAGCTTTGTTGATTAGCTGTCCTCCAAGAACCATAAATCCGTTGATTGTTCCTTGGTTGTAAGCCTTAATCATTCCAGTCCATGTAAAGGCATCGCCTGGTGCATAAATCTTATCTTCATACACATTGCCTTCAATATCCTTAGCTTTAGGTGAAACTCGCTCTCCCTCGAACCACTTAAGTGCATACCACTCAAGCATCTCTAGGTTAAGCATGTAGAAGTTTCCTGTAGTTACTTTCTTATCACGAGAGATAATCATTCCGTCCCATCGCTGTTCTGTGTAACCTGAAGTTGATGCAACTGTTCGGTCACGTGGAGCAAAGTCCATGTTGTTACGCTGGAATGGTGTCTGTAGAGACTCGAAATATCCCCATGTTGTGTAATCAGTGATAATAAAATCAGGGATTACAGGTCCATCTGAGATGTTATTCCACAGTGTTCGTACCTTTACAAGAGAGATTGTTCCTCCTGAAGGTGTAACTGTAGAGTTAAGTCCTGAGTATGCAGCTCGTGAGAGTCCTCCATACGTTGCAAGGTTTGTTCCGTCATCTACTGCACCAGCAAGTCCCATAGGAGCTTTTCCTCCGAATGAAGAACCGTCTCCCTGTAGGAAGTTACCTACGTCATCAGCAGCATCCTGTGCTCGTGACTCCATAGTTACCTTCATAAGGTTTAGAGTCTGCATTGGTGTTGCATTGACTGATAGGTCTGAACCAGCAAGCGCAACGTTTGTAGCTACGAATGTAGGGTAGAACGTCATGTTTACTGTTGTTGGCTGTTGTGTGATTGGTAGAAGGTCAAATCCGTTAAAGGCTACTGAACTTACACCCTTCTGATACTTCATCGGGAAGAGCATTTGACTACCGCTATACTTCTTTGTTCGTGACATTATCTTTCCGAAGAAATAGTTGTCTCGCAATACCTGGTCTACCCAAAAAGGGGCTAGGTACTGGTTTGTTGTCGAACTGACATTTACATTTGGGGGCATTGTTAATTAGTTTAGTTTTATAATATCCCGTTTTCTTTTAAGAACCTTTCAGTCGCATCGTTGTTAAGAGTACTCTCTTTTGATGTTTGACTTGTAGTCATTGAACGAGATGACAAATCCTTGGCTCTGGTATCAGGTTTCTTCTTAGTTCGAGATTGGTATTCTTCCCACACTGCACTTGGGTCTGCGTAGGCAATAACATTACCTTGCTTATCCTTTGGAGAAAGTTTCTCCAGCAGTTCCAAGAATCCCTTTTGTTGCGGCTTGCTCAATTCCACATTGAACTCGTCTTCAACACTCTCAAGCATATCGTCAAGCTTAGTCTCTTCTTCTTTTAGAAGTTGCGCCTCTTCTTCCTTCTCCTTTCGGATGGTTTCGAGTGCTCTTGTGACAGCTCGCTCTTCAATACTTGTGAGAGAACGCTTTAGAATATCGGTTGCGGTAATAGCTTCTGGTGAATCGTTCCCGTAGATTCTTTCGATATCTTTTAGGTATTCCTCTCCAGCACCTGTATCACGTGACTTATTAGCCTCAGTGATTGCTTCAAGTCGAGCAGCCAACTTTATAGATGACTCGCGCTCTGCTTGTAGTTTTCCTGCTAAACGCCTCTCCCTTCTATTCTTTAGTTTCTGTTCTGACTCTTCCTCCTCCTCTGATTCTTCCTCTTTCGGGGCTTCTTCAGTGGTATTAAGAGGCTGATTCATAACGTCATTCTCTTCATTTTGCTCAAACTCGTCTAGGAAACTTTTTTCTTCATTCATGCTATTTCTAGTGTTTATGCGTATTTCTACGTCTTTAATAATTCAGGCTTTTTGTGGGGGGATTAGCCTTACAACCCACATGACTATTTACGTCTAGTACATTCTTCGGCATCAAAGATAACTGGTCCATCTTCTAGTCCGAATACTTCTTGTTCAATCTTCATAAGTATATTGTGAGATAAAGTTTCTAATAGTCAAACAATGCGTGCACTTATAGTCTTGGCAGAGGCACATTTGAAAGGTCTGCCGATGCTGGTGTCATTGAGAGGTCTCCTGTTGGTTCTGTTATCTGTTCAGGTGGAATGTTTTCACGTCCCATTGGCATTTGTGGTTGTTGTGCTTGCTGCATTTGCTGGAATAGCTCAGGGAAGTTTAGTTGCATGTAGAGCATTTTATCAGTAGTCCATAGTGCTCCATCTGAAGCTGCTTCTTCTGGGTCTGGGAAATCAACCATCTTTAGAAGAGTTTTAGGTCCTATTGCGCCCTTATCAAAGAGTGCTTGTGCCATATTCATTTCCGAAATCTCATCTTTTGGCTTCATTGAATCAGGAGCAACTGAAACGATAAGACTTCTGTTTAGATCTACATTAGAGAACTGTACGTATTCCACAGCTTTAGCATTTCCTACAACCGCAGCGAAGTGCGCCTCGTCATAGAACACATAATAGAGCTGTACAAGCCAATTGAATGTATTATCTGCGACCTGTTCGATAGCGTCTCCGATACCACCTCCAATACGTGAGGTATCGTGTGATTGGTTTAGTATCATTCCGCGTGCTGTCTGGTCCTCATCAAATGGTGTTGAGGTAATACCTTGAATACCCCAACTCATACGCAGGTCATTCTTTGTAGTCTCTAACTGTCCAAATACCGCAGATGGTAGGTTCTGTGCAGGAAGTGCAAGGATTGCTCGCTCTATAGGTCCTCCTTCTGGTACTAGAATAGGGTTTCCGACTCTTCGAGCATTAGAAGCTTGTTTTGCTGTCTCCTGTGTGAAGTTAGCTTCTGAATAAGCATACCCGTTGTTAGAAGCTGATATATTTGTGTCAATCTGTTCTGTACGACTCTTTATGATTCTCTGGTTAGCAATATTCTGCTCAATAAGTCCTGTAATATCGTGAGGCTGTTCCTGTAGTGAGAACACTGAAAGGAATGTATATGGCTTCTTAGGTGCTGCAAAGTGGTTACGCGGCTCTTCTACTTCTTCCATTTCAACTAACTCTCCGTCTTCATCATATTCCTCTTCTGCTTCTTCTGCATACTTAAAATAAGGATTTTTGTTCTTAGCAACAACCTTATCCTTAAATGTAGTAAACGTGAATGTATTGTCAGCACTCCACCATTCTGTGTACACAACGTCAGTACCAAGTTTTCCCTCTGTTACTAACTCAATATAGTCTTCGTGTTCTGGGAATAAACCAATAAGCTTATCGGCTGTGATAGTAATACGTTCTCCCAAGTATCCAATGAAATCCCCATAGGCATCTACGTATCCAGTGGGGTCAAATATAAAATCTTGTATCTTTCTATTTTGGATATCAACGTCCCCAATCTCTGGATTCCAACCATGTTTTAGTACTCCTAGGTGATTTATAGACCACTGTCGAACCATAAGAGCCATCTTCCTACGAAGAACAAGCTGATCGGCATGGAACTGCAACATTGTCTTTACATCTCCTGCGATAGCGTTTCCCTCAGGAGTGTTGTCTGCATATACAACAGGCTGTGGGTTTTTAGCAAGTGCGGCAGATAAGAAAGTTTCCTCAGATTCAAACTGTAGATTTGCAGCAATAGGACCTTCTGTGTTTAACCACTGTCCATCAGGACGTTTCCCTAGATACGATTCAAGGTTTCTCTTAACAAGAGTCTTTAACTTTCCCTCATACCCACTGTATCGGCTCTCCCAATCATTACGAAGACGCAGGAGCTTAGCATCTGACATGTCCAGTTCAAGGACATCAAACTTTTCTCCTGTTATCCCTTCGCTATCTTCTGATGTACTAGAACGTAGCTTGTTAGTATCACTTTCAACAAGCTGTGATACTCCACGTACATTCAATGAAAATGGGTCTTGTTCGTTTGCCATAGTTTTAATAATTAGCGCATTTAATCTTTAATTTGTCTATTCTTTTGTGCAACGTAGCTACAAGTTGTGTGATATGTAGACACTAGGAGCATTTCACATACAGGACATTTACCTTGTTTTAGTAGTTTCTTTTCCCTTTTTTCTCCAGGGGGGCTTTGTTTAGCACGATATTTTCGCATCCAATCCCTATGGTATTTCTTTGAATCAAAACTCATACGTCCCACATATCCCCAGCTCTGATAATGTTATGCGTTGCTGTAGCCCGTACTTCGTTCGCTTTAACTCCACCGTCATCAACCATCATTCCTGCTGGAAGGCTCATACTGCCATCTACTATCGTAGCTTTCTCTCCACCGTATCTTTGCAATCCTACAAGGGCATACAAAAGGGCGTGTGCAAAGTGGTCAGGACCATTACGTTTCCATACATACTCTGCACCATACAATTCTTTGTTATCTTTCTCTCTTGACTCTTTAACCATTAAACGCTCCCTATACATATACCCGAAATGAGATGCAAACTCTTTCCACTCTTCATGCGTACCGTTGATACGTATACGTCCTATGTCCCGTATTTGCTCTATCATTAGAGTAATCATTCGGTTACGGTCTACGACTACCTTTCCGTATTCGTCCTTATCTCCCCAATTAACCATGTCCATAGACTTGCGGTCTTTACGGTAGAAGCATAAGAACACTCTTCCAGGGAAAGCTTCACGTAGTTTACGTACTCCAATCAAGTCTCCTCCTTGGTCGAACACTGCAATAGATTTTGGGAAACGATTAAGATACCCCCGTATAACATCGTATGGGTCTTTTGTGGCTGTTATCTCTGTCTCGTGGTCATAGTAGAAGACACCATCTTTATTCATCATTACGTAGTGAATACCATGCCCTGTATCCGCACCAATAACAGTCCTCTCAGTCTGTGGGTTTACTACATCTACACAGTTTTTTAATACAACAGATGGGTCTATACGGTCATCACTTGAAACAAATGGAAGCCCTAGAACATAGTTACAAAAATACTGCTGGTCTTTAAGAGGGTCATTGTATGCGTTTAGTATGTCTTTAGCACTCTTGTTCCACAGCATAAGCTGACTTACGTGCCAGCCTGAGAACTCGTAGTCGCCTTCTATTTGTCCTTCCCACTTAACATTGTCTTGGTTACGCCACTCTCCATTAGCCCGTACATCATTAGAAATCTCTTCCTTACAACTCTTGCATACATAAATCTCTTTCTCTTGATCGATACTTTCAGGAAAGGTCAGCACTTGCTCTTCCCCACAGTGTGAACACCTAATATACCACTCCTTCTTATCTGACTTCTGCCAATACACATCAACACCGTGGGACGCAAGAGATGGGTGAGAGAAATACCACCGCCACCCACCATCTTCTTGAGCCTGTAGTCTGTTCTCATACTGGACAATAACGTTAGGGTCGGAAGCATCTACCTCATCGTGAATGTTTAAGCCTGATGGAATCATCATTGCTTGCTTTGAGGTAAAAGTTCCTCTATAGAAAATCATTGAATCCCCTACACTCTTCTGCTCGATAGTATCGTGGTCTTTAATCCATTCCATTAAGATGCTGTTCTGAGCAATGATACGGTTGAAAGAACCACCCACCATATCCTGTACATCTCCTTGTGTTGGAAGTGTATAGATAATCTGTCTGTTCTTCTTCTTAGCTACGTACAACGCTTTTATAGCGTTCATAATAGTAGCCCCAATCTGAGGAGGTTTTAATAGAACTTGCTTAGGAGATAAGTCGTTATAAATATCCCACAAGAATCTACGCTTGGTAAACTCTATGGGAGTTCCTATCTCATTCTTTATTTTGTGCTTCAGTACCCACAGTGCTGGCAGGTTCTCCATCGCCTGTGATACTTGCTCCTCTGTGTATTGCATTTAGTTGTTTAGTTAGCTCTTGCATTTCCATAGAATTATCAGGGATTAGTTCCTTACCATCTGCACCAGTCTGTTCTATACGTGTACTAAATCCTTCATCTTTCCCTTTCCTCTCTAGATACCATTGTGATAGCCCTTTATCTCCTTCTTCAATAGCTTTAGAAACGTTAATCTTAGCCCTATATTTAGTCATTTCCTTAAGTGACTCCTTTCGCTCAAGAAAGCCGTCATTCTCTTTACCATAGTTGTATAGTGTTTGGATAGATATACTGGCTTGAAAACAAGCTTCTCTATCTGTAGCACCATTAAGGAAAGCCTCCTCTAGGATACCTATAGTTTCTTTAGTCATCTTTGTAGGTCTACCATTAGGATTACTGCTCATCTTTCTCTTCTTTAGCTCGTAATGCCATGAAGTTTTCTACAGATATATGACTCTTCTTCTGAAAGGGTAGGTTTCTTCCTGGAATAGAATGTTTAATCTGCTTTCCAAAAGCTCTTCTATCTTTTCTATTAAGTCTTGTTAAGTCGAAGTTAGTTCCCATTATCTGTAAGTAACATTTGTAATACTATCTGTGGGTCATGCTCTCTCTTCTCTACAAGCTTTCCGTGTCTAAACATGCAACCCTTCCAGTTGCCATCATCTTGTATACTTATAAAGATTTCATTTTCTTTTAAGTCTTTCATATAGCTCTCTTGATTTTATTATAACATGTTCCACACATAAACTCTTTAGACTGTGCGGTCTTTCCAATAGGAAGCTTTATATGCCTCTTCATTGTGAAGAGTTTACGCTTCTTGCAGAATGGACATGTATTAAGTAATTCTATTGTCATCTTCTCGTGGGATAGTTACGATTGTTTTAACGGTTAAGATTGAAGCGGCTACGCTTACTGCGTTCTTTACAGCATTAAGTACAATGTTTGCAGGGTCAGTGATGTGTGCTTCAAACATATCTACAAACTCTCCTGTCTTACTATTGAAGCCTCGATTGTTTAGATAATCATCTCCGACTTGTATATCAGGACTTCCTGCGTTAGTTGCAATTTGTTTTGCTGGTGCTTTTAATGCTTCTCCTAGAATTATACCACCAACAGTCTCCTTTGGTATCTTTTGTGCTATCTCTGCAAGGCATGAACCTCCTCCTGCTACGATACCACCATTCAATGCTTGCCAGGCGGCTGAAATTGCGTCCTCTACCTTCAAACGCTTATAAGATAGTGCAGACTCCGACTCTGCCCCTATAAACAGCCTAGCGGTCATTGTGTTGAGTCTGCTGGCACGTAGGTTGGTCTGGTCTGTGTTCTCTTTCTTTAATGTAGCAATATGCTCTGAAAGGTCTGCAATGCCGTCAATAAAGGTTTCGTCTTTTGTTGCGGTAATGTGTCCGAATGTTCCAAGGTGTTCAATGGTAGTTTCTTGCAGAGAAAGTCCTGCTTCTGGGTTTATGATTGTAGCCCCTGATGCAAGAGCAAGGTCTTCAAACCATTCATCACTCCATAGTGTTGGCATCTTGATAAGAAGTGTCTTAAACCCTCGTGCTGCACGCGTACGTACAAGGTCTGCTATTACAGGAGCTTCATACTCACTACAGAAGACAACAACCTCTTTAATATTCTGGTTAAACATACTCTCGAACAGAGTCCCAACATCTTGGGCACTTGTTATCTTTTGCTTTGTAATAAGCACTTTAGGATTCTTCCAACGTGCCTGATTGGTGAAGTTTCCTGTTGTTTCGTCAATGTCTGCCATATATGGGCTTACATACCCAGCACCCTCAATAGTTATTCCGTTTCCAATTGTATATGTATCTTCTGATGTCTTTGAAATATCCCAGTGAATAATTCCGTCCTTACCTATCTGCTGGTAAATCTCTTGGATAAGCTCCCCAATCTCTTCATCTTCTGCGGATATTGCAGCAACTTTCCCTACCTCGTCCACAGTTATATCTCTTTTTTGTTCGTTTATTGAATCTGCAATAGAAGGAATACACTCCTCAAGAGAGCGTTTTAGTTCTTGTGGAGAGATGGTGTCTACATGCTTTAGTCCCTCTTCGATAATAGCGGCAGTTATTACAGTTGTGGTAGATGAACCATCTCCTGATTGTTTATTAGCCCTTGAAATAGCCTCTAATAGTATCTTTCGTCCCATTTCTTCGAGAGGGTCTGCAAACTTAATGGAGCTTGCAATAGTCCAACCGTCATTGGTAGTAAGATGTCCAGGGTTCTCCATTGCTTCGATTACAGCGTTAGCTCCTCCTGTACCCATCGTCCCACCAATAGCATCACGTGTCTTTCGGATACCGTTGATAAGCCCTTCCATTGCTTCTTTCTTTGTATATAGATTGTCTTTCATAGTTTTATGTTTGGATACTCATGTTTGAATAATTTGTCGGTTGCTTGTAGTGCAGAACGTATGTGGTAGCTGAGGTATACGTGATTTGGGATATTTTCTTTGAAATGTATTTGCTTTCCACATCTCTTACACCGCTCTACATAGCCCTCTCTTGTTCTTTTTACCTGTAAGAAATCATGTAGATACCCATTTCTACATTCGGAGTTTTGATAACGTCTACTCAACATGCTCTATAGCTCTAATATCTTCCCACTTAACCATCCAGTAAAAGTCTTTCCCATTAGGAAACTTCGCAGCAAGCCAAGAATCAAAATAGACTTTATCCCCAACCTGAAGCTCAGAGCTTAGACTAATTTCTTTTGCAATCTCCTTTACGATACCAACTTCTTCATACGTATCGCTCTGGGTAGCAATAAATCCCTCATGTTTTATGGGGTCAATAAGTAGGTGTCCGTTTACAGGTTGTATCATAGCTCTTCTTCAAAGTTATCAACGGGGTCATCTAAAATAATCTTTGCATCTCCCTTTGGTCGCTCTCCCTCATCCAATTCCAATTCTTTATCCTCATTCATAGTATATTTACTTAGTTTCCAAAGGTTTTTAATCCTTCTTATCATCTTCCATGAAATTACTTTTAATAGCCATCTCAACAGTAACAGTCTGAATCATTGTCTTGAATGAACCGTCTTCGTTTGGTACGTATATTGGATAATTTGCAAAGTCCATATTATGTTTCTTAGCAAGCTCTCCATACTCTTTTACAAACTCTTCCTTTCGCTGTTCTAGTGTTTTATCCATATAATTTTATTATATCGTTTTAATGAATTACTGTCCATTGTTTTACTTACACACTTTGGGGATAACTTTCTTACAAGTTCTCACACACCTTACACACAGACTTCTTACACCCTGCCTTTCTCATATCAGTGTTGTAGTAGTTTAGTGGTTTTACTCTTTGGCACTTTCCACACTTCTTACTGTTAGACCTTTTCTTGCCTACAATCTTGTCCATATGCTTCTTTAGAGCTGTAGCATATTGCTCAGATGTTATACCGTAGTGTTTATATGTAACAGGTAGACCATGTACTCCTGCGTAGTCTGCTATTTCTCTAAAGTTCTTCATACACTAATTATATTCTCTCTAGGGATAACAATAACTCGTCTCACGTCTCCGTTTGAAAGTGTATCTCCTGCGAGTACAATCTGGTACTCATCAAACGAGATAAGTTCTCCCATTGAGGTAATCTCTTCAATGGCAAAGTCATCATCCCTTGCACACTGCGTGAG